CTAATGACATTATTACAGGTTCAGATGGTCAAGACTTTAACATAGGTACAGCAGGTGGTGGTAGAGCTATAAACTTCTCTACAGATAACTTTGCTAGTGTTGAAATGAAGCTAGATGGTGGAAATGTTGGAATTGGAACGAGTAGTCCTACTGCAAAGTTAGAAGTAAATGGTGGTGATGGTTATTTTTATAATACAGCATCTTATGGTGGTATTCGTATTGGTTTTAATGGCACTGGAACAAATTACTGGGATATTAAAAGAGAAAATGTGTCTACAGGTAGACTGGCTTTTTTTAGTGGTACATCTGAGAGAATGGCTATTACGCCAGATGGCAACTTGTTGGTGGGGACTACAAGTGTGGGAACTAAAACAGGGGATGGTATCGTTGGTGTTGGGGCTGCTGGAGCTGTAATAAGCAACTTTAATGCCTCAGTTGCCAACAACGGAACTTTAGATATTGCAATAAATACTCCCGGAGGAGGCTACCAAGGATTTTTGTCTGTTTCCAACACAAATGTTGCTAATGCTGCTACCAGAACCCAAAGCACTTTTTCTGTTTTTGGACGAAGCACCGACTCATCTATTCAACAAATTGCAACAGATACTGGAACTGCGGCTGCCTCATTTACTGTCACGACTCCTTCAAATGGTGTAGTACGGGTTACTAATACATCAGGAGGCACTTGTTCAATCTCTATGCAGTTTTTTGGCGGAACATCTGGATAAAATAATGGCAATTATACAAGAACAACAAACACAGATTGAAGCCTTACAATCTGAAATTAACTTACTTAAAGGAGAATAATTATGGCAATAGGATATACTTGGGACGTTTCAACAGTTGATACTTACCCAACACTAGAAAGTAATGCAGACGTTGTTTATAACGTGCATTGGAGATTAACAGCAGAAGACGATGCTAATCAGGATGCTGATGGCAACAACTGGACTGCTACATCATACGGAACTCAATCTGTAGATACTTCAGACTTGTCAAGCTTTACAAGCTTTGCAGACTTAACAAGCTCTGACGTACAAGGCTGGGTAGAAACTGCTATGGGTGAAGAAGCTGTACAAAATCTTAAAGACGGTTTAGATGCTCAAATCGCTGCAAAGATCAATCCCACATCTGTTACTAAAACTATAGGTTAAAAATGGCACTATTGCCTGTAACTCCGCCAGCTGGCATAGTCAAAAACGGAACTGACTATGCTAACAAAGGTCGTTGGGTTGACGGCAATCTTGTGCGTTTTGAAAACGGCTATCTTAAGCCGATCGGTGGTTGGTCAAAACTAAAAACTACAGCACTTGATGGTGAGCCTATAGGTATGTATGCCTATAAGGACAACTTAGGTGCATCTGTTTTAGCTGTTGGTACAAGACAAAAAGTTTATGTCTTATACGACAATACCTGGACTGATATAACACCAGTTGGTTTTGTAAACGATGCTGATAACGATCCTCTTGGTTACGGTGCATACCACTATAACGTAGAAGATTATGGTGACGCTAGAAGCCAATCTGGACTACCTCTTGACTCAGGTCATTTCTCCTTTGATAACTGGGGTGAGGATTTAATCTTTTGTTTTTCTGGTGATGGCAAGATATACAAGTGGAGGCCAGTTTCAGGCGGAACAGCTGATACCATAGGTACAGTTGTAACAAACGCTCCTACAGGCTGTCAGGCTGTCCTAGTGACCAATGAAAGGCACTTAGTTGCTATTGGTTCTGGTGGAGATCCTAGAAGAGTAGCATGGAGCGATAGAGAAGATAGAAACACTTGGACATCTTTAGCTACCAATACAGCAGGTGACGTGCAAATACCAACAGGTGGTCGTGCATTATTAGCAGTTAAATACCAAAACGATGTCATAGTTTTTAGTGATACTGGTATAGATAGAATGAGCTATGTAGGCTCACCTTTTGTCTATGGTATAACCGCAGCAGGCGCAAACTGTAAAGCAGTAAGTAGAAGATCAGTCGTACAAACAGGAAACTTTTTAGCGTGGATGGGTGAAAACTCATTCTTTGTTTACGATGGTGTTGTAAGAGAAATACCATGCGATGTGCATGATTATGTATACGACCAACTAAATGTACCAGGAAGAAAAGCTTGTTGGGGTGGACACAACTCTAACTTTAACGAAATATGGTGGGGTTTTCCAAGCGGAGAAGGTATATACAGACCAAATAAATATGTCATTTGGAATTACTTAGAAAACACTTGGTCTATAGGTTCTTTAGATAGAGGTTGTTGGATTGACCAAGGTGCGTTTGACTTTCCTATTGCTGGTGATTCAGCAGGTTTTATTTACGAACACGAATCAACCACATTATCTAACTCACCAAACTTAAATAGTGATGTGCCGTTTTGCACAAGCGGTCCAATAGAATTAGGCAATGGTGATAACTATGTACAATGTAATCAGATTATTCCAGATGAAGAAGCAAACACATTGCCAGGTGTAACAATAAGTTTTAAAGGTAAGTTTACCCCATTAGGTAGCGAGACAGACTTTGGTAGTTTTACCTTTGAGAATGATGGATATACCGATGCTAGATTTACAGCACGACAAGTACAGATGACTGTAACAGGTAGCACAACACAAGATTTCCAAGTTGGTAATATTAGATTAAATATTAGACCAAGAGGTAGAAGATAATGGATCTATCCTCACAAAGACAATATATACAAAGAGCAACTAATGCTACTGTAGATTTGAGTACAACAAATCCAACCCATATATATACAGCACCCACAGGCAATGATTTTGATTTTGCTATTATTGAATCAATTTTAATAACAGAAGATGGCGGTCAACAAACAGATTTTACTCTTACTATGACAAGTGATGATTCAGTAGTGCATACATTATGGTCGCAATTTAATATAAGCGCACACGCAACAACTGAATTATTAACTAGAAGTTTAATATTAACAGCAGGAGAAATTATAAATTGCACAGCTTCTCATGCAAACAAATTAAGTGTAATTATGAGCATCGTAGAATATGCAAAAGGCGACTAATACAGTAGTTGAATTACACCCAAAGGAACAAAGAGAACCTTGGGAGATTGAATGGGAAAGATGTAAACCATATATAGCAAAGGCTGTAAAACATCAAGATTCCTATACAATTGACGATATAGAAGATAAAATAAGACATGGAATATTCCATTTATGGCCAGGCAAAAAGTCTGCATACATAACAGAATTTGTAATATATCCACAGGTTAAAGCGATGAATCTTTTATTTTGTGGTGGTGATTATAAAGAGCTAGAAGCAATGCTACCATCCATAGAAGCCTTCGCAAAACAAGCTGGCATCAAAAGATTATACGGCGGTGGCAGAAAAGGATGGATTAGAAAGATAAAACATCTAGGATTTGAAACAGAATATTTAATTAGAAAAGACTTATGAGTAAAGGAAAAACCAGAACAGAAACATCGCAAGAATTGCCAGCATGGCAACAAGCACAATTTCAAGAGCTTTTTACCAAGGCTAAAGGTGTATCACAACAACCATTCTTACCCTATACAGGACCAATGGTTGCTGGTTTCTCACCAGATCAACTACGACAGTTTCAAGCTACTAGAGGTATGTTTGAATCTGGTATGGGTTATGACCCAACACAAGCCTTACAAGGTATGGCACAGGATCAATTTAGACCTACGATTCAACCTGTCACTGGTTTTGAAGCACCAACCATAGAAGCAACACAAGCTCCAGGCGCAGCTCAAATAGGTCCAGTATCTGCTCCACAGTTCAGGGGTTTACTAAGCCAAGACATAGGCGCTTATCAATCTCCGTATCAACAACAAGTCATAGACCTAGCAATGGGCGACATACAGCGACAAGCTGACATAGCGCGTGGCGGTGCGCAGGATAGAGCAATTAGAGCAGGTGCTTTCGGCGGTTCAAGATCTGCAATAATAGAATCTGAATCACAAAGACCTTATGCAGAACAAATGGCTAGAACAGCTGCTGGTTTAAGGCAATCTGGTTTTGAGCAGGCGCAAGCGGCGGCGCAATCTGATTTAGCAAGACAACAACAGTTAGGTATGTTTGGTTCAGAGCAGCAGCAACAGCGTGCATTACAACAAGCACAACTTGGTCAACAAGCAGGTATCTTTGGTGCAGAACTTGGACAACAAAGAAGAATGCAACAAGCACAGCTACAACAACAAAGACAACTAGGTGGCTTAGACATTGCTGGCAGAGCAGCTTTAGCACAACCATCACTAGAGATGCAGGCAAGACAACAAAGAGCAGGCTTGCTAGGTGGCTTACAAGGACAGCAAATACAACAATTAGGATTGCTAGGAGGCGCAGGTGCGCAGCAGCAGGCATTACAGCAAAGAGCAATCGATGCACAAAGAGGCGAGTTCCAAAGAGCGCTTGGTTATCCACAACAACAGCTAAGTTTATTACAAGCAGGATTGGGTACACCATTAATAAGCACAACACAAACAGCTTCAGAAAAAGCTGGTGCAGGTGATATTTTATCTAGCGTATTTGGACTTTTTGGTTAGGTGATTAAATGAGTATAGGAAAACTACAAAACATGGGCGGTAACTTTGTTTCAAGATTGGGCGGTGCCGATATTTTAAAACAAGATGAATTATCTAAACTAGATCCACAACAATTAATGGCATACAACCAACAAAAAGAAGCTGCTAAAAATCTTGGTATGCGCGAGCTTTCTGCAAGACTTAGTGATGCTTTTGGTGGTAGGGATGTAACTGCTAGAGCAGCTCAAAGAAAAGCTATACAACAAGGACAAAAAACAAAAGAAGAGGAAAAGAAAAAATTAGAAGATCAAAATAAAATGTTGGACGATGCTATAAAAAAATCAACATCTATAACAGGTGAGAGAAAAAATTATTTGTATGCCTTGCCTTATAAGACTAAAGCAGAAGCATTTATGCAATTTGCACAACCAGAAGAAAAAAAACGAACCCAAGCTATAACAGATTATGAATTTTATAAAAACTTATCTGAAGAAGAAAGATTAGACTTTTCAGCTGCATCTGGTAGAGGTGCATACAGTCCAGCAGCTGTTGAGGCAAGAAGAATAGCATCCTCGAAAGGTGGTTTAGATTTAACTGCTGGTGAAGAAAAAACAGATCAGGCTTTTGCAAATAAGGTAGTTGCTTGGAAAGGCGGAGAAAAACAGCAAGCAGAATCTAATATACAAAACCTTGAAAATAAAATAGCATTGCTAGGTAAAGGTGCAAACGTATCAGGTCCACAATATGCTTTTATACCAGAGGGATTAATGCCTGTAGTTGCACCTGGATCAACAGCTTTTAAAGACGAAATTAGTGATATTGTTTTCCAATCATTAAGATCCACATTGGGCGCACAGTTTACACAAAGGGAAGCAGAAAGGTTAATAAACGCAACATTTAACCAAGATTTAGAAGAGAAATATAACTTACCAAGATTGCAAAGATTGTTAGCAAAAACAAAATCTATTTACAACAGTAAGCAATCAGAAATGGATTTTTATACCGATACTGGAACATTAAAAGGTTATGTTGGTGAAACCTCATCTTTTGACGATGTTTTAGACTCAATATTTTTTGATGAATTTAAACAATTGACCAATGATCAAATTAAAGAAAGATATCGTAATGCACCCACAACAGAGGAAAGGCTTTCAATACTTAGATATGCACAATCACTACAACAAACTGGTGAATAGTTATGTCGTTATACGATGATTTAAAAAAAATTGATGAAATAGAAGAGGTTGTCGTAACAGGCAAACAAGAAGAACAGCCAATCATTCAACAAGCAATAAAAAACTTGCCAGGTAGCACATTAAAACTTGGTAAAGATTTGGTTGACGTTATTATTCATCCCATTGCTACAGCAAAATCAATATTTGAATTAGGTAAAGGTGTAGTTTCATTAGCTATACCAGGTGAACAACCCAGTGAAGAAACAGCTAAGGCTGTCGGTAGGTATTTTGTTGATCGTTATGGTAGTTTAGAAAATATTAAAAAAACTTTTGCCACAGACCCAGCCGCTTTTTTAGCAGATGGCGCTGCTGTATTAACAGGCGGTGGTACGTTACTAAGAAAAGTACCAGGCGCTGCAACAGAAAAACTTGGTACAGTAGCAAAAACGGTAGGTGAAAAAATAGATCCTGTAACTGGTTTACTGAAAGCCTCACAGGCAGCGGCCAAACCTTTTGGTGCTGGTGCGCGTGAGCTTTTAGGCGTGACTACAGGCGTGGGTGGTGAAGCATTAACACAGGCAGTGCAAGCTGGAAGAGCTGGAGGACAAGCACAGGAAAGATATATTGCGAATCTTAGGGGAAAAGCAGATCCGCAAGATGTTGCAAATAGAGCGTTTGCTGCATTAAAAGAAATGGGATCACAAAGAGCCGCATCATATACACACGGCATCGAAGGATTAAAACTAGCAGAAACAGCAATTGATATGAACCCTGTACAAAAGGCTATGGGAGAAATACTAAAAGATTCATTTTATGAAGGAATACCAAAATATTCTAAATCTACAATGGCAAAAATAGACGAGTTAAAAGCCACAATTAGAGAGTTTTCTGACAACGAGCTTACCCACACAGCAGAAGGTCTTGATATTTTAAAAAGAAAATTAGATGACCTGTACCCATTACAAGCACAAGCAACAGGCGAAGCTAAAATTGTTGCTGGTCTTAGGGATAAGGTAAAACAAGAAATATTAAAACAAGTTCCAGATTACGCAGATGTTATGAAACCTTACGAAGAAGCAATAACGCTAGAAAGAGAAATAGCTAAAGAACTTTCATTAAGTAATAAAGCTTCAGCAGGAGCTGCTTTAAGAAAACTGCAATCTGTAATGAGAAATAATGTAAATACAAGTTATGGTAATAGATTAGAACTGTTAAACAAATTAGATCCAGACTTGTTACCAGATCTATCTGGTCAAGCTTTAAGTGAATTTGCTCCTAGAGGTTTGCAAAGATCCATAGCTGGTGGTGTTAGTGCTTATGGTGCGTTTGCTGATCCTACTGTATTGGCTGGTTTGCCATTACAATCGCCAAGACTTGCTGGTGAGGCAGCTCTAAAAACAGGACAAGCGCAAAGAATTTTAGGCGGCATTGGTGGAGCTTTGCCTGTAGAACCCTTTTTAAGAGGCGGAAGAATAATTGGAGAAGCATTAGAAGAAGGACAGCAGTTAAACAAAGAAGAACTAGAAGGCTTGTTCAAGTTAGAACAGTTACTGCAATAACCCCATGCCACGCCAATCTGAAAGAGTTGGCCGATCTGGAGAATACTTAGTAGCCTCGCTACTTTCTTTACACGCAGATACTGTATTGGTAGTTCCACACAGCGCGGAGGCAGACATCATATTTGATGTTGACCATACGCTATACAAGTGCCAGGTTAAAACACAATCTAAAATACAAAACTGTAGAGTGTCATGGGTATATGACTTTAGGCGCGGCGCTTATACCAAAGAAAGATTCTATTCAGAAGACGCTATAGATGTTTATGCTTTGGTTGCTTTAAAGCATCAAACAGTTAAATTTATGTTTCCAGAGGGTCTAAAGCAGATAAGTTTTAAAGACAAGGATGTTCAAACGTGGAACACGCTAGAGAATACCAAAAATCTATTTAAAGAGCTTCGATGTCAACAGACACTTTAGGTTCTTCGTAATACTTAACAGAGTTCATACCTAAAGATATTAGATACTCAGCCACCTTATGTGGTGATTTCTGTTGGCTCTCACAAAAATCCTTAAACTTTTTAGCAAGATGTTTGTTCACATATATAGGCTTTCTTCCGTTTCTTTCACTTAGAATACGATCATCAAACTCATATAAATTCATAGCTACCTCATAGTTAAAGAGAAACTTCTATTGAATAATCTCCTATTTTATTACCTTTAGCATCTGTTCCATAAACCATCTGTAATTCAAGATCTATAAAGTGTTTAGCTTTTAACAAGTCAGTCACCCTATCCTGTTTCTCTCCTTTACTTCTGGTTATATATTTTAAACAACTACCTAAGTTATAAGACAGGTTGTTAGCATATATATAATCTATAGGTTGTATCTTGGATTGCTTGTAATGCGTTCCAGCTACTTGGTTATTGGTTGCAAGCCTATCTATTGCTTGATCCCATTCCTCTTCAGTTCCTAAGTTAGTATGTGCGTATACTGTTTTATTCATCATTAATTTCTCCCAAATTTTATTAAAATATTACTTGATAATTAGTAATAATGGTTTATTATAAACAAAAATATTAATAAAAGGGAAATTTATGGAAATATTAGAAAAGAATTTTGACATATCAAATACCATAGAGGTTGACGAACTAGCAGAGAGATGGGGAGTCAGCAAGAAAACAATCGACAATAGACGCTATAGAGGACAAGGTCCTAGCTATTTTAAGATTGGCGGTAAGATTAAATACGATCTTGATGATGTGAAAAGAATGGAAAACGACTCTTATATTTCTGTCCATGGCGCACGCTAAACTCTCACCTTCAGCAGCAAAGATATGGATGGCTTGTCCTGGCATGCCACAACTCTTAGCGAGCATGCAGGTTGAATATAAAGTAGGCATACCAGCAGCGACAGGTACATTGATTCACGAAATGGTAGAGACACTACTTAAAGGTAGATTAAATAATCTTACCTTAGAAGAATACTATTTAGACACAACACATCATGTAGAAGATTTTGATATCACAGTTGACCAAGATATGATTGATTGTGCTAATACCTATGTTGATTACATAGACAAGAGAATGATGGAGCTTGATGTAGCAAGACCCTTGATAGAAGAAAAAGTTAATATGCCAGAAATACATGCAGACTTATGGGGTACAGCAGATGCAATACTCATTGGTAAAGACATGATAGAGATAATAGATCTTAAATCTGGTAAGTGGGCAGTAGAAGCAGACAACCCACAAATGCGTATCTATGCACTTGGTGCATTATCAAGATACGGAGATGACTGCACAGTTCAGATGACCATAGTACAACCAAGAGGTTGGCACAAGGATGGTCCAATTAGATCATATTCCATATCAGCTATTAACTTAGTTGAATGGGCCTATGAAACTTTAAAGCCAGCAGCCGAGGCTTGCTTTGAGGAGATACCCACATACAACTATAGCAAAGACGGATGCCGTTGGTGTAATGCTAAAGATGCGTGTGATACTTATAAACAAAACCAACAGGGAGACTAAAATGGTAGAAGAAAATAAAACTGAAAATGTTGATGAACCAACAATAAAGTTTGCGGATGATGGCAAGGAACATAAGATAAATGAAATGCCAGACAATGCAAAAGAGTTGATGGCTCGTTGGCAGGAGAAGAAACAAATCAGAGATGAGTTTATTATTAAAGCCAACAATGACATTGATGACTTAAATACTTTACTTGGTTCTTATGAAGCTCGTATGAAAAACATATTAGAGCCAGCAGAAGATGAACCTAAGATTGAGGTGCAATAATGTCGTTAGCTAATATTAGGCAAAAGGCAAAACTTAAACCACCAATCATAGTTTTATATGGTCCTGGTGGAATTGGTAAAACATCTTTTGGCGCAACAATGAACAAACCAATCATAGTGCAAGCAGAAGATGGCATTGGTAAGATTGAGTGTCCTCACTTTCCTGTAGCTAAAACATATACAGAATTAGAGGGAAACTTAAAGTCTTTAATAGAAGAAGATAGCGAATTTAAAACTGTCATTGTAGATAGTTTAGATTGGTTAGAAACATTAATGCACGAACATGTCTGTGAAAAGAATGGG